GTTATCAAATCCGGCGGCCGTTAATGCTAACTGGTTAAAGCTTAAAGAGTTAAATAACCAACAAACTGCAGCTTTGTCACCAAAGATCAGTTCAATAGGTGAAAAATGGATTGGTCCATTCATTCTGGACAATGTTGAACGTAGCCGGGTGCTGTGTAATTTTGTGGCCACCAATGGACTTTATACCGTTTCTTCAGGTGGGTATCAGGCCGCTGTTAATGTCACGATTGAAGTTGAAGTAACACCGGTAAATGAATCTGGTGCAGCGATTGGTAATCCGATGCTGAAGCAGATCATTTTGAAAGGTTCGGCAAAGTCACGTCAGACCGTTGGTGCAACACTTGATATGGTCACGTTTCAGGGGCGTTGTAGTGTCCGTGCACGCCGTTTAACTCCGACTCCGACAGTCACAACAGTTGTTGATGAAGTAAAGTGGCAGGCGCTTTACGGTGCTTATCCTTTACAAAGCACAGTGTATGAACATGAAACGGTTTTTCGTGCGCGTACTTATGCAACCACTGGAGCTTTATCTGTTAAGTCCCGCAAGATCAATTTTGATCTTCAGCGAATGTTGCCGACTTATAAAAACGGGGCAATGACAACAGAGCTATATCCAACGTCTAGCTTTGCTGATGCTTTGGTATCTATGGCACTCGATGACAAGATTGGCCGCCGTTCGATCGATGAGATTGATCTTGAAAACATCTATCGGACCTATAATGATGTAGTTGATTATTTTGGTACGCCGCTAGCGGCTGAGTTCTGTACTACCATTGATGATACGAATCTATCTTTTGAAGAGCTGGTTACCAATCTTTGTGATGCGGTGTTTTGTACTGCATATCGGCAAAACAATAAGCTCAAGCTTTATTTTGAACGGCCAACTGATAACTCGGTAATGCTGTTTAACTTCAGGAATATCATTCCGGATAGTTACAAGCATGACCTGACCTTTGGCGTGATGGATGACTACGACGGACTGATCTATGAATACACGGATCCGACCGACGATAGCCGTATCAATATCTATTTACCGGATAAAGGAGCCAAAAACCCAAAAGAGGTGAAATCTGTTGGTGTACGAAACAAGTGGCAAGCGCATTTCAATGCATACCGGATTTGGAACAAGATGCGCTTCCAGCGCAAATCCATTACCTTTGATGCGGCACCAGAATCAGAATTACTGGTTTTACGTGACCGGATTGCTGTAGCGGATTATCGCAATGGTATTCATCAAAGCGGTGAGGTGGTACAGCAAGAAGGTTTAGTCCTCACCTTAAGCCATGATGTAGATTTCATTGCAGGCAAGAGCTATGTGATTTATCTGCAAATGGCGGATGGCACAGTGGACCTGATTCCTGTTACACCGGGTTCAGCCAAAAATAAGGTGGTTTTAGGGCGGTTGCCGAACGGGGCCTTAAAGCTAAGTCCTGATGATTTTGTAAATACCATCTATACAGTAGTTAATGATGATACTAAAGGTTCATTGCCTTATCTGGTTGCAAAAAGAGAACCGGTTGACCAGTTCTCTAATACTATTACAGCAATTAATTACGATGAGCGCTATTACCTCAACGATAAAGACTTTATTGACGTGCCGGTTGATGATTCTCCAATTTACATTCGATATGACCAGCTGGATATTAATCTGGCGCGTTTATATCAGATGCAAAGAGGGGATTTGCCAACGACTGGCGAAATCAGTTTTGTAGTTGAATCTGGTGCACTAGTTTCTAGTTCGAGTTCTTATCGACCGGAAACCAGATTTGTCTATAAATTCGACTACAACTCCAGTCCGCCGAAACAGGAATTTATTGCCCCTGCAGCGACTGAACTACCCGCCATTGATACTGGTGAGTTCCCACCTGATCTGGTGGTAAATCTGACTATTAAAGGTGCTGTTGTTGGGCGTGGTGGTGATGGCGGTTTACCTCATTTGGCATTTGGCGCATGGGAGTCCGATCCGGATTACAACTTTACTAAAACCCGACGTGATGGGTTTCAGGGAGCACCCGGTTTATTGAACCGGCACAGCAAACTAAACCTGATTATTGATGGCGGCACTCTAGCTCGAGGTGGATCTGGTGGTGGAGCAACACCAAGCGGTATTTACACTGGGTTGTCTTATGGTGTTCAAGGTATTCCGGGTGGAGCTGGTGCACCATTTGGACGGGTCATGACAGGCCAGCCAATTTCAAGCGACTCACAAGATTGGCGCTGGTATTTTGGAAGTTACTTCAATGTCTTAAAAATTACTGATGCCGAAGCTTCGGTACCCGGAAAAGGCTACCGAACCCAAAATGACCGTTATGGATCCCCATTATCAGGTGATGGCGGAAACTGGGGCGAACGTGGTACCAAGTCTACTAATGATGGAACATGGAACTGGAAATACCATGGCACAACTGAAGGTCAGCCGGGGCCAGGTGGACCTGCAATTGTGGGAGTTGCACCACTGACAACTCAATTGATTAATGGAGGGAAAATCTTACAAACCCTTTAAACCTTATAAGAACTTTGAGCACCCAATTCGGGTGCTTTTTTATTGCCTAAATTTTCTGGAGATATAAATGGAACCAGTTTCAACAAGCGGTTTAACAGCAATTTTAAAATTTTATGGTGCAGCAATTATGGTGACGTTAGCGGTTGCTTTAGTTGCAGCAGTTGTATTGATGACACGTATGCCACGATCACCTCAAGAATGGGCTGTAGGACTTATTTGTACGGTTGTATCAAGTTTGGCTGGCGGCTCATTCATTATTGTGAAGTGGGGGCTTCATGAATGGGTTACTGATATATGGGGGATGATTGCTCTTGGAGGATTCTTCTTTGTTTGTGGTTTACCTGGCTGGGCTTTAGTCCGCTGGATCTTTAACTTCATTAACAAACAGGAAGGTAAGACGATTATTGAAGTACTTAAAGAAGTTAAGAAAGCTAAAAGAGATATCGAAAACAGTTAATGCCGCCTTCGGGCGGTTTTTTATTATCTAAAGGAAAGTGAAATGAACATTGAACAATATCTTGATGAATTAATTAAGCGTGAAGGCGGGTATGTAAATAACCCAGCTGATCGGGGCGGTGCAACCAAATACGGTATTACTCAAGCTGTAGCACGTACAAATGGTTTTAAGGGCAATATGAAAGATTTGCCTCTTGAAGTGGCCAAAGCAATTTATCGCAAAAACTATTGGACAGCCCCACGTTTTGATCAGGTGAATATCATTTCTTCTGCTGTAGCTGAAGAGCTTCTAGACACTGGTGTGAATTGCGGTACCGGATTTGCAAAACCTCTTTTACAACGTGCTTTGAATCTCCTAAATAACAATGGTAAAGCAGGGTGGCCAGATTTATCAGTAGATGGGATATATGGTCCGGCAACTCTTAATGCACTCAAAACTTATTTGGTCAAACGCGGGAAAGAAGGAGAAAAAGTTTTAGTTCGAGTTCTGAATATTATGCAAGGTCAGCGTTACATTGAAATCTGTGAGCGCAATCCAAGCCAAGAACAATTTTTCTATGGCTGGATTGCTAATCGAGTATCAATGTGAAGTACCTAATTTTACTGTGCATTCTACTCAAGACTGCACAGTTACTTCGACGTATAGTGAGGTAGTTGTAAAAGTTTATAGGTAAGTTATAGGATTGATTGGTAATAATCTTTAAATTTTAGGGGGGGGATTGTTCAGATGTAGTGTATTCTGTAAAATAAAACTTAATTATATTTTGCTTTCAATACAATGAACGATCAAGTTTTCCAATTACAAATTGTTATAAATGGAGGTTTAACCCCCATTCAATCTAAGCCAGAAACACTTGATAAATTAGTAAAAGAATTTGCTATAAATCATTTGTTGTTTCCAAAAGAAATAACTGAACAATTAATTGAGATTAATTCTCAGGATGGTTCTCAAACAAAAAAGATAACTAAATTTATTGATTTGGTTAGTAGCAATCAAAAATGTACCTACCAAATTAGAAATGATTCACTTGTATTTTTAAATTCCTTTGAGAAAATAGAGGAATTAGAAAGTATATTTGAAAAGTTTTTTAAATCGTTTTCGGATCTGACCCCATATATAAACTATAAACAATCAAAAAGATTGGGGCTAGTTCTTATTAGGGAGGATTATAATGAGGTTACATTACGCGAGTATTGTACTTCAGAAGAATTAGATCGAAATGTTATTGAGAATAGATCGAGAAAAGTTACTCGTTTTGCTATGGCGGAACTAAATGAAATGGTAAATTTATCTGTTTCAAAAGATTATGTAACTCATGAATCAGGAGTTTCTCGAAATACTCTAGCAAGTGTTTATGATGTTAATACGTTATCTACTAAGGATGTTTTTAGATTTACAAGTAAGGATGTAGTAAAGTTTATAAATGCTTCAAAGAAATTTATTTTAGAATCAATGTAAGATTTTTTATATGAACTATTCAAATAATTTATCTAATAATACTATGTATGAAAGTGGTAATCATAAAAAGATAATCACTAAGTACGAGATTGAAACAATAAAAACGGTTTGGCAAACCGATAAGATACAGTCTTTTTTAAAAGATTACTTAAATACAGACGTAGTTAGTATTACTGACCCCACTGTTATAGAACAAAAGATAGGGGAAGAGAGCTTAAAGCAAATTAAAAGAGAATTTGATATTTTTAAGAATAAATTTGATAATTTTCTGAGATATGAAGATGTGCCAGTCGATTATGTTTCACCTATTGAAAATGAATTAATCAACTTTTATAAACATAGTAAAGTTGAAGTTCAAGAACAAATTAGCCAATGGATTATTGATTCTTTTGATAACACAAAGGTTCTTCTTAATATTTTAAAAATTTTAGGTAATATTGCTCCTGATTTTATTGATCATCAATTTTTAACTAATTTTCTTATCGTTCTTAATCATAAAGATACTGAAATCAAAGAATATGCATTAAGAATTCAAGAGAAATTAATGCTTCCATCATATAATAATGTACTGAAGCACTCTAAGTTAACTCCAAAATGGATTGATGACTATAGAAAAGAATTGGTTGAATTGTATGAAGAAGATAATAAAGGTAGTTAATTTAATATGACTATTTTTGTAAGAAAGATAAGTAAAGCAAAATGGCCTTCTGAAGAGGAAATTGCAGAAAAAGCACTGGATTCAGAAATTATACCTTTTGTCAGAGCCGATGCCTTAACTACTTGTTTAAAAACTTCTCAAAATACTTTATCTGTTTGGGCAGTTGAAAATTGTACTGATGCTGAAATAGAGAAAGCTATTCTTGCTTTGATTACCAATACGAAATTAGAAAGACTTAATCGAATTCAAATTGTTTATTTTTCAAAAGAAGATGTAGATAGTTTAGGGTTGCCGATTGCAGTAACGGAAGGAGATACAATTATTGAATCTTTGTCTAAATTACATAATGATTTAGTTGATTTAAATTATGAAAAATTGGGAAAAGTATCTCAATTGATTATTTCTTCCTTACGATCTGAAAGTGTCAGAACTTATAATGAAAGAAAATTAAAAGATATGCTTTTAAAGGCTATTAATGAAGGTATAGTTGACCAAAAATTATTACATCCTTCACTACAATCTAAATTAGGTTTGCCAGTTTTAGATCAAAATGGTAATGCACTTATTAAACAGGAAAACGGCGAATTTGTAAAAGTTTAATTTTTTATTTTATAGTTAATAATTCATCCCACTTAAAAGGATTCCTGCTAAGTTTATCTCTACTCATCGACCAGTTCCGACCAGGAACAAAACATGGTCCGACACCTAATTTTTTCTTTCCAAACTTACTATGGATACCATCCATAGCCTGCATTAAACATTCCTTTTTCTCTATTTGTTTAAAGTCAGTTAATAGGTCATAATGATATACGCTGAATTATCAGGAGACTTTCCCTTGGGAGATTCTAGGCAGCCAACTTATAAAAGTCTTCGGCCATTTGATTTGGTGTCTTAAAACCCAAACCCTTTTGAATTCTTCGATGATTATAAAATAATTCAATGTATTTTATAATATCTGCTTTGGCTTCTTCTCTGGTTTGATAGTTGTAATGATGCACTAACTCATTTTTCAGTATTCCCCAAAAGCTTTCAATCGGTGCATTATCGTAACAGTCTCCGCGCTTGCTCATTGAACCTTGAAAACCATATTGCTCAAGTATATTTCGATATTCATGGCTGCAATATTGACTTCCTCTGTCTGAATGCACAATC